CGGTGCTCTGGCGGGCGTCAGGCGCGCCCTCATACACGTTTGCCATCTATGCCTCGGGTGGGGGCGGCTCTGGGGGATCGCCTTCGAAGGACAGCTCGGGATGCGCCTGCGCCCATTCGTTGAAGCCGTTGAGCAACGAGGGCGAAACCGCGATCCGCGCGGATAAAGGGCGGGTGGCGCCGTTGTTGGTTGCCAGCCAGGTCAGGAAGTCGGGAAAGGAGCCCCGCCACAGATCGGGCACAAAAATGGCGGGGTCGATAAAAATCACCCATTGCGGCGACAGGATCGGCGCGGTGTCGGCGGGTATCAGCGGCAAGCTCCCCATGACCGAAGGCACCGGCTCGCTGGCGCCGGTCTCGTCGATCGTCCAGCCCAGGATCGGGTTGTCATAGAGGCGTGCCCAGGCTTTGCCGGTCCCGTCGTACTCGATCGAGACCATGACGCTGCCGGGGCCGGCGGCGACGGTTCCCATGTCATTTCTCCCGTATGGCTGGCGGCTCGCCGGTAAAGGTCAGGTCGGGATGCTGCGCGGCCCAGTCGGCGTAGCCGTTGAACAGCGGGCGCGACAGCCCGAGCATCGAGCCGATCGGACGGCGCGCCCCGTTATTCGTCGCCAGCCACGTCAGGAAGTCGCCGAGCGTCAGCCGCGCGATGTCCGGGACGAAGATGATCGGGTCGGCAAACTTGGCCCATTGCGGCGAGATGACCGGCGCGGTTTCGGGGGCGGCGGCGGCCAGCGATCCGAGGATCAGCGGGAACGGACGGTGCGCCCCGGTGACCTGCGGCGGCGGCCCCGATCCTCCGGCCAGCGGGTCGGTGATCATATCGCCGATTGAGGCTTCCGGCGGCTGATCGACCGCTGCGGTGTCCACCAGCCAGCCGAGGCAGTGGTTGTCCCAGACCCGGCACCATGACAGCCCGTCCGAGGCGTACTCGACATTCAGGATGATGATCTCGCCTACGGCGGGGATGGCGACAGTCGGCATTAGGTGAGAGCCTTTCGCATGGCCTGAGCGATCATTTCATGCTCCTCCGCAGTGCCATTGCTTTTGATGAGATTGGCTCGCCAGCCGACGATCCAGACGTTGCCGGGGACGTATCCGCGCTTAGGGTCGATGCGATCGAGCGAGGGCGAATAGCGCTTGTCTCCCCCAATCTCGAAGGGTTCGCCCAGCAAGGGGCAGCGCTCCCCCATTGGCGGGATGTCACTCTCGGTGATCGTGAACTCCAAGCCACGCTTTAGGGCTCGACCTCTCGCTTCCTTGTAGAGGCAGTGGACGATGTTGTTGTTTCGCCATGTGCGACGACTTGCGTTCCACGCTTCCTTGTTTGCCAGCCGCCACTTTGTCGTAGCGGCCTTTACCCGTTCGGGGTGCCGCTCACGATGCCGGCGCACATTGGCAGCTTGGCGGGTTTTGAATCCCTCCGGGTCTTTGGCTCGCTCTCTTGCCTCATAAGCCCGAAGCGCTCTCAGTCGGGTGTCGCGCTGTTCTGGCGTCTCTCCGATACCCGCCGCTTTCCTTCGCGCCCGCAATTCTCGCTGTCGACGCGCCGCCGCAGCACGCTTCTCTGTGATATCCATTGATCTACCGGGATCATTCGTCCCGTATAATATACGTCACGGCGCGTAAAAGAGCGCCTGTATCCAAAAGCGGCGTTACGTCAGCGGCGGTCTGGGCCTTGCGGCGATAGCTCGACCCCGGGGTGCGGGTCCGCCTGCGGCGCACGCTCTCGGGCTGCAGCGGCGGCGGGATGCCCGCCTGGATCGTCAGTTTGATGCGGTCGGCGGCCACCGTCCCGGCGTGGGCCAGCGCGGCGTTCATCGCCGTCTCATTGCCCGCCAGAGCTGCTTCAGCCGCTGCCCGCAGGTACTTGTCGATCTCCGGGCGAGCGGCTGCAATACCCGGCTCCATAAAGGGGCGCGCCGGGATGTTGCGTAGCGGCGAACCGTAGTTGTGGATGTACGCCAGTGCGGCATTGCCGATGTCTCCATCGGAGCGTGGATCGTTCTCTTGCGGGATACCCACCAGCACCCGCCGCTTCGACAGGCGGCGGATCGTGCGGGAGATGTCGGCGGGATCGGCCATCGCAAAAGTCCAAATTTGGATCGTTTGATTAGGGCTTCGCCCCCGGCATCAGGCGGTTTTCGATCAGACTGCGAAGATGGGCGATCTCGGTCTCATTGCGGTCGAACCGCGCCGCCATGATCGCCAGCGTGTGGCTGTTCTTCCAAGCGAGGGTGACCAGGGCGCCGAGGAGAAGCGGGATCAGGGCGATCGACGCCTTGAAGAGCCAATCCGTGGCCAGGCAGGCAGTTTCCACTGGCCACCCCCGTTTCGTGCTGGCGACAATAGCGGTCAGGCGGCAGCAAGCCGTGCAGCTCACATCGCTGGAAGCACGGGCAAACCCTCGGGCTGGTCACTCCCGCGCCAGCGGGTCCGGCGGCGGCACCGCCATCGTGCCCGCGTCGCCGATCATCACCTCGATGCGCTCGATCTGCATCCGCAACTCGACGCTCATCCAGCGCAGCCCGATCTCGTGCTTTAGCAGGACGATCAAGGCCCGGGTCTCGTCCTCCAGCTCCTCGGCGTAATCCTGTTCCGGGTGAGCTGTTTCCGGCCAAAGCGGGTGGGCCGCCCCCTCGGTCACGGCGGCGGCGCGTTCTTGTACAGCTCCTCCTCGTCGACCGGCGGCGGGGTGAAGCCCCGCTTGCTGTCGTTGACCGCGATGGTGAGGCGCCGCAGCAGGTTGGCGGCGATCTGCATGTGCGGGATATCGCCCCGCGTGCCGCCCTCCAGATGCTCCCGCAGGCTGTCGATCAGATCGTCATCCAGCATCACTGCGCGTTTCATGGTGCCTCCTTGGTCCCCGAGATCGGCAGCGGGTGCGCCTCGTTGCCCTGCTTGTACGCCAGGTCGCGCCTTAAAGCGGCGGGCAGTCCGCGCTGGTACTCGTCCCATATTTCGCTCAGGGTTCGTTCGTCTGCCTCGTCGAGTTGTTTCACATGGAACACCCCGTCCTGCTTGGCCCGCTTGCCGGTCACGAACGACGGCAGATAGTCGCGGTAGATCGAGGGCGACAGCATCCCGTGGCGTCGGAAGACCACGAACCAGCGGTCGGCCATCAGCCAAACCAGCCCGGATAGGGCGGCGGACCCGGCCAGGCGGTGCCGAAGGGCGCCGGGCTCACCGCGCCGATCTGGTAGGGGCCCATGCCGAACAGCCGGGCGAGGTGGATGAATTGCCGCCCGTAGATCGTCGAGTTGTAGTTGCCCGCGCCCTCCTCGGTGCCGAGGGTGAGGTCGTAGCTGACGCTGACCGGGCCGACGCCTTTCGAGCTGATCGGGCCGCCGCCCGTCGCCAGCCCGCCGCCCGTGCCGTCCGCCGGGCCGAATTTCATCATTTCGTGGGCAGCCCACAGGCCCTGCCCGAAATTGTACATCTTGTCCCACAGGCACGGGTCGATCGGCGCGAGGTCGATCCAGAAGGCGATCGTCTCGTCCGGCCACTTCGCCGGGTCCTTGAAGGCGGGGAACATCATGCGGAACTGGTCGGGGGTGAGGTCGGGCTGGTCGCAGGGGTCGACCACGACCACCTCGACGATCGCAGGAGCCTCGATCACTGGGACAATTTCGTCGCTCATCTGTCCCCCTTTCGGTAGCGCCACAGGAACAGCGGCGTGTTCTCGCCCACCCAGGCGCCCAGCGTATTGAACTGGAAGAACTCGGCGGCGTCCTCGTAGGTCATGCCGTCGCGCTCCATCAGGATGCCGATGCAGCGCTCGGCGTCATAGACCACCAGGGACGGCTGGCTGCAGCGCTCGGCGACGCCGATGATGGCGTCCTCGAAGCCGTCCGCCAGGAGAGCGGCCTCGTTGTGGCCGTCGAGCCACTCGGCGAGCTCCGGGTCGATCATCGGTAGAAGGACAGCCTGATACCGAGGATGTCGAGGTACTGGTTCATCGCGTAGGTCTGCGCGATCAGCAGCGCCTGCTCCTTGGGCGAGAGCTCCGGCATTTCGTCAGCCATCATGAATAGCTCAAGGCGCCGCAGCCGCTCCTTCAGCTCGTTGTGCTCGGCGCGCAGCCGCTCCCGCCACCCTTCGCTCACTTGTTGTCCGGCCCCAGCGGGCGCTGCATCCACTGGCCCGCCATCCCTTCGCTCTGCGAGCAGATATCGGGCAGGCTGACGCCGCCGGGCAGTTGGTCGCGGGTGCTGTCGGTGGGGGCCCAGCCCTCGCCCCAGCCTTGCGCCAAGGCGCCGCCGACAATCCCGCCGTTGGCGTCGTTGGTGCGCAGCACGAGCTCGACCAGGGTTTGCTCGGGCGCGCTGGCGGCGCCCACCGCTTCTTCCGGCGGCGTCGACTCGTTGGGGTGTTGCTGCGGGTGCTCGAACATCGGCTCGGGCACCAGCGCGCTGATCATCCCTTCGTCGGCGAGCGGTCCGATCGCGGTGCTCTCGTCGGCGCAGTCTTCCGGCTTTTCTTCCATCGCATCCACTCCGCTTATCGTGCCCGCGTTCTTCGAGGCGTAGAAGACCTGTTCGCCCTTCTCCGTGCCGTACTGCTCCTGCATCGCCGATTTGATCTCGGCGCCTTTGGCGGTCAGGGGCATGACGTCACCGCATCCCAGGCAGGAAGATAAACAACCCCAGCAACAACACAGCGACAAACGCGAAGTAGCCATACGACCCCGCGTATGGCGCCAGCGGCGGTATTGGCAGGAGGGTCAACAGCCACAAAAACATCGTTACTACGAACAGGATTTCCAGAATCATGGCGGTGCCCTCTCGCAAGAGGAAGGGATCAGGTCCAAGCAGGCGAACGGCGGGTTGTTATTAGTAACGCCCTATCGCCCGCTGCAGCGGAGTGGCGCCGCTGGCCGCCAGGTAGGTGTCGTCCGCCAGGCTGGCTGGCACCTCGTTGACGCCGGGAGGGAAGTACACGAGCTGATAGCCGGGGAG